GGTCCACCAGAATGTTATGGACGTTTTGTAGAATTTAAGGCACCTGTTACAAGAAAAATTTTATCAGTAGTTCCTGAGGATTATATGGCTCAAATGCAAATTCAAATGGAGGTTGGTGGAGTAGAACAATGTGATTATTTGGAGATTAAATTCAATTCAGCATATGGAGCTAAAGAAATGAAAGAGCAAAAAGATGCTGTTTATTTTGGAATGATTTATTTGATTGGTAACAACGAACCGATCCGCTATGAATATAGCCCATTAAATGATTTGGACTGGAAACCTGAACTAAATGGAGAAGAACAAATTCTAGAAGAAATTCCTTGGTGGACTTCTGAGTGGTTTACAACAACTGTTGGCCGATCCAGATCATGGTTTGCATCAGTTCAACCAGCTATAGCAGCATTTTGGGAAGATGTTGAAAAAGCTAAACGAGGGGAATATAATCTTCCAGAATCCAAGCGTCAAAAGAAGGATCCAGTTTGTTTAATTAGTGACGAACCGCCTATCGCATCTCTTGAAGAATTCTGTGGAATTGTGGATGATTGTTAGGACCTTCTATTTCACGATTCAAAGTCCATTTAGTACTTTTACAAATTTTATAATAAGTTTTAATTGCTTTTTGAAATTTATGAAAGGCGGGATATAAATCATACACAAATTTATTATTATTATTTAAAGTCATTTTTTGAATCTGAATAGTATTGTAATTTTGGAATGGAATATTTGTAAGAAGAATTCCTTGTGAATAGTAGCATCCAGAATCGTGTTTTTTACAGTAAATCATGTATAGTATTTGCATTTCTTATGTTAAATTAAAATAGTTTTACTAGTTTAAATGAACATTTCCGACAGTTATTAAAGAATTTTTACTACTATATATATAATAATATAGTGTATAATAAGAATGATAAAACGTGCATTATCCTTCTTTCTATTTTTAAGCATTATTTACGGAGATAGTCCTCCTGAACCACAAACGGATCGGCTGCTTGCTAATATTGCGGTATTTGAAACATTAACATCATCATCTTCAAGAACTGGTACAAAAAGTTCTAGACCATCAATATCTTCTAGGTCTACAATAAGTCAAAGTAAGACACCTTTTAGTTCTAAAACATCTTCTTCATCAGCGTTTTCTACGAGGCAACCTACACCTTCAAGAAGTTCAACAAAATCTGCTACAACAAGTAAATCACCAACTATCACACGAACATCCACAAAAAGTGCTATTATATCAAAATCATCATCTTCTACAAGATCTTCATCAGTTTCTTCATCCTCTTCAAGAACATCTACTTCATCCCCTTTTTCTTCTAAATCACCTCTTGCAACCAAAACTCCTAGACCAACTAATACTATTTCAACTAGTGGCAGTCCTTCTAAAACTGCCTCTTCATCTGCAAAAGTTTCTTTTACAGCAAGACCAACAGTTACACCTGTTATAACAAGATCAACATCTACAACATCTTCCTCAACAAAATCATCAACTCCATCTGCATATAATACTATAACATCATCAAATTCTAGAACATCTACAAGATCTACTTCATCAACGAGATCTCCTTCTGGTACAAGAACAGGAACAAGTTCTACTTCTGGAACGAGATCTGCTACAAGTTCACGAACATCTACAAAATCACCAATGGCTACAAGAACACGTACAGAAACGAGGTCTGGATCGCCATCAACTTCTACATCAAGGACTGCAACAATCTCTAGAACAAGTTCTGCATCAGCATTAATGAGTAAAAGTACAACCTCTACTGCAACATCTTCTAGGACTGGAACAATGTCAAAAACTAGTACATCTTCAGGATCAACCTCTAAAACAATACCACCAACCAAGTCTGCAAGTATTTCAAGAACATCTACTAAAACCGATACACCTAGAATACAACCTTCAGTGATTGCTTGCAATCCCAATTTTGCAGATTTTAAATATATTTCTGAATTTAATCCAACCCTCAGTACAGTTCAAGGTTTTTGTGAGGAAAGTTTCTCACCTTGTTATACAGATTTAAATGATTGTTTTAAAGCATGTGGATCTGATAGATTATATTGTATAAATACTTTATTTAAGAGTTGTGTTACTGGTTCTGTGTGTGAATATTATTATAGTGGATCTAAACTTGAAACATGTTTAACTCTAGCCAATAGTATTATACCCCATTATTTGGGTGATGCTGGTAGCGTAGCATGGTTTAATGCTCAACTTTTACCTACATGTTCAAGTGTTTGTTATCCAGATGAATTTGGCGCTCAGATTTATGTTTCTGGATTAAATCCTTTGTTGGCTACATCACTCGGATTTTGCAGCAACGATTTTACAGATTGTTATAGCACTTTAGATATTTGTTATTCTACATGTGGATCTTTAAGAAACGTTTGTAATTCAGTTTTTAAGACGTGTATAGAAGGAAAATGTAATGGAAGTAATAAATGTCTAGATACAGTTTATACTGTAAATCAAGAATATATTTCTGAAAAAGGACTTGTAGCATATAATGCAGGGCAAAAGAATGGATGTACTATAGGAAACACCTGTATTCCGCAATATAATATTATTTTATATGCATCTAAGTATGATGGTACATTAATAACACCTTTAGGAAATTGTACTACTAGTTTTTCTAAATGTTATAGTGATTTAGATGCATGTTTTGCCACATGCGGTATGACACTATCAGCATGTTTAAATAAATGGAATTTATGTACACAAGATTTATGTATTGGTAATAATGATTGTAATACTATTGCTAGTGAAATAAAAACACACTATAGCAATTCAGGAGCATATATCAAAGCACAGAGCCAATTTGGCTGTAGCATAGGAATTGTTCCAACACGTAGTAGTACTAGTACAAGATCATCCACGGGTTCATCAAGCTCTACACATTCAGATACAATAACCACTACAATAACAAGTACAAGTTCAAGTACACCTACAAATAGTCATAGTCCAAAGACTTCTAACTCTGTAAATCCTACTAAGACAATAACATCCTCTTCTAGTGCTTCAAAAAGTGCATCTACATCTGCAAAAGTTTCAGATTCATCAGATTCAAGCCAATCTTCTTCAAGTAGTGGTACTATCACTGCAAGTGGTTCTGTTAGTAAATCTGCATCTGTAAGTAGTTCAGGATCTGGTTCTTTAAAAGGTACTAGAAGTGTATCAACTACAATTAGTTCATCTGTTTCTAGTAGTAAATCTGTATCCTCCTCGGCTACTTCTTTTGCAAGTAAAAATGGAAAGGAATCACAGTCTTCCACACAATCTGCTGTAGCTAGTCTGATGGGTTTATCACGTTCTGCTTCTACAAGTTCAACTGGATCGGCTGAAGTATCTTATAGTTCCAGTCCTTCAAGAAGCGGTACACTTAGCAGAACATCTACAGGGTCTCCAACAGGTTCACGTAGTATTACACAAACTCGTTCTGGATCTGCAAGTGGTACTGTATCAAGAACAGTTAGTACATCAAGATCTGTTACTGTTAGTGTTAGTACTACAGGAATAAATTCAAGGTCTGCTGGTCCATCTCGTTCTTCTTCTGTAACTCGTTCTGGTACTGGAAGTGCAAGAAATAGTAGAACCGTATCAGGAACTGCTACAACATCAAGATCTGCTGATGGTACCGTGTCTGGTTCTGGTAGTGTTTCATCAAGTCCTAGTGAATCTGGGTCTGTTTCTGGAAGTACTTCTATTACTGGTTCTGTTAGTTCTACAGGATCTGTAAGTTCCTCTGCTACAATTACAGGAAGTTCTTCAGGAAGTGTATCAGTCTCTGGTTCTGGTAGTACAACTGGTTCTTCAAGTAATAGTATTAGTGTATCCTCTTCAGCTACAATTACAGGATCCACAAGTGGTTCCGTGTCAGTTTCAAGCACTGTTTCTACAAGTGGTTCTGTATCTACAAGTGGATCTGTCTCAGCTACTGTAAGTTCATCCTATACTGTTTCAACTTCTGGTACTGTTTCTTCAACAGTTAGTGAATCAGGAACTGTTAGTGGATCTTCTTCTGGTAAAGCATCTGTTTCTTCTGTACCAAGTTCAACATCTTCTGTTAGCGTTTCTAACACTGTTAGTAGTACAGTTAGTGGTTCTAGTACTGTGAGTGTATCAGGATCTGTTAGTGGTTCTTCTTCTGGACAAGCCACAGTTTCTTCAAATCCATCTTTAACAGGTTCTTCTACTGGATCAAATACAGTTAGTGTATCAACAAGTAGCACAACAACCGCAAGTGTTTCAGGATCTGTTAGTGGTTCTTCTTCTGGAAAAGCATCCGTTTCTTCTGTATCAAGTTTTTCATCTTCTGTAAGTAGTTCTGGGACAGTTAGTGGATCCTCTTCTAGTAGAGCATCTATTTCTTCAAATCCATCTCTAACAGGTTCTTCAACAGGATCCAATACTGTTAGTGCATCAACAAGTAGTACAACTACCACAAGTGTTTCTGGGACAGTTAGTGGATCCTCTTCTAGTAGAGCATCTATTTCTTCAAATCCATCTCTAACAGGTTCTTCAACAGGATCCAATACTGTTAGTGCATCAACAAGTAGTACAACTACCGCAAGTGTTTCTGGGACAGTTAGTGGATCCTCTTCTAGTAGAGCATCTATTTCTTCTAATCCTTCATCCTCAGGTTCTTCAACAGGATCCAATACTGTTAGTGCATCAACAAGTAGTACAACCACAACAAGTGTTTCTACTTCTGGCACTATTTCTTCAAGTAATCAAGGTAGTATTTCTTCTAATCCATCTATAAGTTCACAAGCATCTATAAGTTCATTAGCATCTATTTCTACAAAACCTTCTACATCAACTGTTGCTTCATCGTCTACTATTCCTACAATGTCATCTTTACCATCTGTTAGTTCTGCACCTTCTATATCATCTTTTCCATCTAGTAGTTCTTTAGCTTCACCATCAACTTTAGCATCAACATCTTCTTTAGCTTCTATATCAACACCTGCTTCATTATCTACTAATCCAACAGTGTCTTCCTTATCATCTAGTTCTACAAAACCTTCTACATCAACTGCTGCATCTACTTCAACAAAACCTTCTATATCAAGTGTTGCCTCTACTTCAACAAAACCATCAACAACTACTTTAGCATCTAGTTCTGCAAATCCATCGGTAAGTTCAGCTGTATCCACTTCAGCAAATCCATCCACAAGTGCTTTACCTTCTACTTCATCTAAAGCAACTGATAGTTCTACCACAACTCTCACATCAACTCCAACTCAAACTCCAACTCAAACTGGTACACCATCATCAGAAGCTCTTAGTAATACACCTACTACATCACCTTCCCCTACAGGTACTGGAACAAGATCACCAACAGAAACACCTACTCCTACTGGTTCTGGTACTGGTACACAAACACCAACTGGATCAGGTACTGGTACACAAACACAAACATCAAGTATTACATCATCTTCAACTGTTACAGGAACTAGGACTCCATCTAATACACGTACATCAACAGATACACCTACATCTTCACAAACCCCTAGCAATTCTGGTACTGGTACACCAAGTATTACTGCAACACCATATAGATGCACATGTGCAATGGCTGGGTTTACTTGGATGTATGCAACACCCTATTTCGGCAACAGTTGTAGAAAATCGGCATCCTGTGCTGCAGGTGCACCAGTATGTCGTCGTAATTTAGTAGAAGAGGGTTATACTTCTTTAGAAGTAGGGGCTGGTGATCGTATTCATTATGATCGTAGCCTACAAATTGTTCCAGATCCTAATTGTTGTGGTGCTTTTAATACTGGTTCATGCCCTGTAGGAAGTTCCTATCAAGCTACAGGTTGGTGTGTACAAACAGAAGAACCTTGGTGTCCAACTGTAACACGCACAAGAACCCCTACACAAACACCAACACCTACAACTACAAAAACCCTTACAAGAACTCCATCAGCCACAAGAACACCCTGTAGTTGTAGTCAACTTGGTTTCATATATAGTAGTACAACACAAAGATGTGAAAAAACTGCAACATGTCTATATTGTGGTGTATGCAGTGGTGCAAGAATGTTAGAAGAAGAACTGGCTAGATCTCGTCAACTTCAGTGTGGAGCAGGTTCATGTTGTCAAGATTGGTCCTGTAGTAGTGGTACTTTAGAGGGTACTAAATGTTGGATTGCAGCAACATGTACATCCGCAAGTAATAGCCCAACAGCATCCAAAACAGTTTCTTTTTCTTCTACATCAACACCCAGCCAAACAGGAACAGGAACACCAACTAAAACTGGGACATCTTCTAAAACACCAAGTATTACTGCTACATCTACAGTATCAGCTACACCTACTGGTTCTGGCACTGGATCAGCCTCTAAAACTGGTACTGGTACTAGTTCACCATCTCAAACACCAACATCTACACAAACACAGACGCCATCCAATACACCATCTAATTCTGGAACAGGTTCTGGTACTGGTACTGGCACTGGTACTAGAACAGGTACTGATACTGGTACAGGTACATCGTCTCAAACACCAACTTCATCCATAACTTCTGGGGGTTCTTCTAGTAATACACCTTCACAAAGTGCTACACCATCTCAAACATCTACATCATCTATTACACAAACAGCTACACAAACTATAACTAAGACACAAACAGGTTCTGGTACACCAACAACTTCACAAACTGAAACTCCTTCGCAAACACAAACAGGGTCTACTACAGTAACACAAGCACAGACACAATCAGGGACTGGTACACAAACACAAACATCTTCTCAAACACCTTCTGAGACTCCTACCCCATCACAAACACCATCTTCCTCTTGCCCTGCATGGACTTCAAACAAGGTGCGTGTATGTTTTGAAGGGACTGAACAAAAAACTGGTAGCATTTTGAATGGTTATTTCCAATATAATAAACCTGGAACAGATACAAATGACAAGGATCCAAAAAATGCAGAATATATGTTTACTTCTGGTGATAATGGATTATATTTTATAAAAGACGGTTCTATTATTATACAAACTATATGGGATAGACCACAGGTTCATGTTGGAGTTCATATGGGTGTTGATGACTTTGTAACAAGTAGTATAAATTCTAATAGTATGGAACCAGCTGAAGAGAATATTGTAGTACATAGCATACTATTTCATGCAAATCGTATTCCTGAATCTGTTGAAACTATTTTTACAAGTGATGAGTTACCTCTTGCTTCTGTAATGACACATCCAGACTTAGTTTCAAATGCACATATTCAGTATTATAATACAGCTACAGATGAATATACAAATGATATGTTTGATATAGCATCTGTTCTTGATTGCTCTACCTATTGTCCTCCAATGTCCTTTCCATCGGCTACACCAACGCCTTCTCCTACACCCTCTACAAGTTGTATTCCACCATTATCCAACCAACAAAGACATTGTATTACTGGTACTACTGACTCTGGAAAAAAATTCACTGGATATTATAAATTTGATAGAAATACACCAAATAATAGCGGTGATTCAAAATATGCTAGTTATCCACATGATCCTAAAGGTTATGGTGGATTATACTTGGAAGATGAAAATGGTCAAGCAATTCAAACAGATTCAAATAATATGATGTTTTCTATTGGTGTATCCATAATAGAACCTAATGAGATGGGTGTAGGAAGTGCATTTAATATAGAAGTTCCAGATATAAAAGATAAAACAATTACAGCTATTGCAATGCATTATAGAAAAAGCACAACAGATCCTACTACAAATTTAAAGTCTCTTGCAATTCCAACACCACTTCCAATGGAACATTATGATGGTGATATTGAAATACATTATGTTCTTGATGAAGATGAAACTACTACATATTTATGGAGATGGTTTATTGATACAGTTTCAGAATGTAATGAAGGGTGTCCTGCAGAAAGTCCTACGCCAACACCATCCAATTCTGGAACACCATCTAATACACCATCCAATTCTGGAACACCAACTCCAAGTCGTTCTGAAGGTGCATCGTATTCCAATACACCAACGCCTTCTGTAGCTCCAGTTATTGAATGGGAACAGATAGGTCCTGTAAGTGATCCTATTGAACTCATTGTACGTTATACAGATGCATGGTTTGGTGAGTGTATTGACTATATAGAAGCCTATTATCATAAATGTAATATAAATAAAGATGATATAGACACTGAATATTGGTTGCAATGTGGTCATGCCATTTGTGATACGGTTTATAATAATGGGGGACATGAAGTCTGTTTTCAGGAGTGTAATGATGAAATATCATCTTATGCAGTTTATTTAGCGAGCCCAACAGAGGGTATGGTAGGATACAATTTACTGCAATCTGCTTTTTGCTATCCTGTTTTTCAGAGTAGTCATAATGCAAATCTTGAACTCAGTAGTGGATATTGGGATGCTGATTTCTCTACATGTAATGCGGATCTAGATGCATGTTATGATGATTGTAAAAATACAAAGATAGCCTGCGATTCAACTTATTCTAGTTGTTTACTTGATGCATGTGGAACAGTATATCAAAGTGGTGATCCTAAGAGGGTTGTTTGTGAAGTAGTAATGAATGAAAATGATGCTGATGTGACTGGATCTCAAGGTACAACCGCTTTTGGAGTAGCCCAGGGGGATTGTGTCGCTTCATGTAATATGGAACCAATTGGAATACATTCTTATGGAACTGCTTCAGAAGCATGTGAAGTTGATTTAAAGGGGGTAACACAAAAATATGGTGTTCTTAAATGTATTACTGATATTTTACCAGATAAAGATGAAAATAATAAAATATATACACCTGATATAAAAGGTGATTTAATAATACTCAATAATGAATGGATTCTATTATATGATGATACAAATAAAATAGCATTACAAATAGATGGTGATGGATATCCTATAGATAAAACTGATTGTAATGGTGGAAATATTAAATTATTAGTTTAAATAATTTAAAATAGATTCAAATAGTAAAATGATTGAAGTTGACACTGTCGTACAATGCAACTCCAAAGAAAAAGCTAATCTTGAAAAATTTAAGCGCCTTCAGAACATCACCTATATAACAAATATTACGATTGAGAGAGGATCATCAAAGGATTATTTTACAGGAAAACCCTGCAAATACGGAGAGGATTGTAAGTTAAAGAGTACAACCTGCAGATACACACATCCGATAAAGGTATCATCCAATAAAGCGGCGCTTGAAAGAAAAATGATGTCAATATTATATGGTGATTAAAAGAAATGCTTAAAAAACTATCCTTAAATATAACCATAGAATGCCACAAATTCCATTGTATGGTTATATTGATAATCCAATCTATGAAGATAAAGTACTCTATATCGTGAAAGAAATACAAGTTTCACCAACAGAATATCGTTACGAAGGTTTAATTGGCTGGGGCTTTGATGAAAATGAATTTGACTCTGTACCAGGATCTATAAGCATTAATCCTATTACTGGTGAATCAACAGTAGTAAAAAATCTTGAAAGAGCAGTAAATAATCCAGATTTTCCTGTAAAATACATTTCCTATGACATGAGAGACTTCATTTTTAACTATGATACTGAAAAGGAAACTGTAACTGTTGGGTGTTATTGGCGTTATGAAATGCATGAAACTGAATTTAATGCATTAAAAAAGAATCTAGAATCTGACCATATTGATGAAGATGACGATGGAATTAGTTATCCATATTTTAGATTTCCACGTACAAAAGATGGTGTAGCAGTTTCAAGGGTATTTAACACAATTTTTAAAGACAAAAATATAAAAATTTTTGTTCCTAAAGAACATTTGGGTTAAATTAATCAGTCTTTTCTTCTTTACTAAATACAGGATTCTTATAGAAATTTAGAATGAGTTCGTGGTAAGGTGCAGAACAACTATCAGGATAACCATGAATAAAGTTGTTTGTAAATTGTCTATAAGTTCCACCTGGCATTAATGTATTAGCAAAGTCTTGGTTGTAACATCTTTGTGCAGTTGGTCCACCAGCAACACGTGGTTCTGGTTTACCTTTTGGAAGAAGGTCATAACTTTTGAATGGTTTTCCAATACCAGCTTCATAAGGAGCTGCTCCATCCATAACGCGTTGTTTTTCTTCCGCGCCATTGGACTTTGTTAAAACTTCGGGAGATGGTAACCAAGCTTTTAATTCAGGTGTTGTAATTCCCTGTATTGATACAAGTCCTTGAGAGCCGACAAAACCCTCTATTTTTCCTGGTACCATAGGCCAAGTTGCTTGTAAAGCAGGTCTGGCGATTGGCCAAGTATATTTCATTTGAAGTTGGCAAACAACTATTATTGCAATAATGAGGCCGAAAAGGGCTACCAAGTTAGTAGCGTTCATCTACTAAGAATGCAAGAATGATACTACAAAAAATTGGTGGCTAAAGTGGCACATTTTGCGGCATAAATCAAAATGTCTTTTCTCAGTAATTTTAGCATGCAAGTCCTTAAAAGAGATGGTCGTAAAGAGGATGTAAGTTTTGACAAAGTCTTAGAACGTGTTCGTAAAGCAGCGGAAGGGCTTACTGTCAACCCGACGGCTATTGCTCAAAAGATTCTTGCACAAATCTATGATGGCGTAAAAACTACCGAGCTTGATGAACTTACTTGTCAACTCTGTGCAAGCCTTGCCACGGTCCATCCTGATTACGGCACACTTGCTGCGCGCGTTTGTATCAGCAATCATCAAAAAAATACGGACCCTTCCTTCTCAAAAGTTATAAAGGAACTTTCCCAACAAGTAGCTCCTAAAACTGGTGAAACGGTTTCGTATATAAATGAAGAGCTTTTAAAAGTTGTAGAAGAACATGGACATGAGATTGATGCCTATATTAATCATAGTCGTGACTATCTCTTGGATTATTTTGGTTTCAAAACTCTTGAGCGCGCTTATTTATTAAAAAATGCCGCTGGAAAAACACTTGAACGTCCACAACATTTATGGATGCGTGTCTCACTTGCTTTATGGGGTTCTATTAATCTCAAAAGAGCATTTGAAACCTATGATCTCATGAGTCAAAAATACTTTACACATGCAACACCTACACTCTTTAACGCTGGTGGTCTAAGACAACAACTCAGTTCTTGCTTTCTTCAAGCAATGCATAGTGATTCAATAGAAGGAATCTTTAAGACTTTAACAGACTGTGCTCTTATTTCTAAATGGGCTGGTGGTATTGGTTTACATGTCCATAATATTCGTGCAAAAGGTGCTTTAATTAAAGGTACAAATGGACGCGGGGATGGACTTGTTCCAATGCTTCGTACTTTTAATGCAACGGCTCGTTATATCAATCAAGGTGGAAGAAGAAACGGATCCTTTGCTATTTATCTTGAACCATGGCATGCAGATGTAGAAGACTTCTTAAGACTCAAGTTAAATACTGGTTCAGAAGAAGAAAGAGCACGTGATCTCTTCTACGCTCTTTGGGTTTCTGATCTCTTTATGAAACGTGTAGAAGCTGATGAAGACTGGACTCTCTTTTGTCCAAATGAAGCACCAGGTCTTTCAGATGTACATGGGCGAGACTTTGAAGAACTCTACACAAAATATGAAAGGGAAGGTCGTGGTAAAAAAGTCATAAAAGCTCAAAAACTCTGGTTTCAAATCTTAGACACACAAATGGAAACTGGTACACCATATCTCTTATATAAGGATGCGGCAAATGCCAAGAGTAATCAAAAGAACTTGGGAACTATTAAATCAAGTAATTTATGTGTAGCACCTGAAACTTATATATTAACTGATAAGGGTCAACAAATGATATCAGAACTTGTTGATCAAGAAGTTAATGTATGGAATGGTGATAAATGGTCAAAAACAATTATTAGAAAAACGGGTGAAAGTCAAAAATTAATTACTGTATATTTAAGTAATGGAGCCCAACTTACTTGTACACCGTATCATAAATTTATTATACATTCTGATAATATATCTATAGCAAATAGTGAACGTATTGAAGCAAAAGATTTAGTAGAAGGTATGATACTTTATAAATGGTCAAATTTTGAAGGAATAATTCAAGAACATAAAATAATATCTGTAACTGATAATGATCGTATTGATGATACATACTGTTTTAATGAACCAGAAAATCATGCTGGAGTCTTTAATGGAATCTTAACAGGCAATTGTTCAGAAATAATAGAATACAGCGACGAACATGAAACAGCAGTCTGCAACTTAGCTTCCATAGGTCTCCCATCTCTCGTAGATGCAACCAAGAAATCATTTGATTTCGTAAAACTCCGAGAAATTGCGAGAGTTGCTACAGCAAATCTAAATCGTGTTATTGACATTAATTATTATCCAACACCTGAAACTAAACGCTCCAATATGCGTCATAGACCTATAGGAATTGGAGTTCAAGGTTTAGCCGATGTCTTTGCAATGATGAGACTTCCATGGGATAGCGATGAAGCAGCCGATTTAAATCAACGTATCTTTGAACACATGTATTTCGCAGCGGTTGAAGAATCTATGAGAATTGCACTCTATGAAGAAGAACCATATAAAACATTTAATGGTTCTCCAGCAAGTCAAGGACTCTTACAACCAGATCTTTGGGGAATCACACCTCTTACAGAAACAGACGGTAGCTTAGATTGGAAAACTCTCAGAGAAAATGTACAACGTTACGGAATACGTAATAGTCTTCTTATAGCACCAATGCCAACAGCTTCTACAAGTCAAATACTTGGTTACAACGAAGCCTTTGAACCTTTCACAAGCAATCTATATACACGCAGAACTCTTGCAGGAGAATATATCGTTATTAATAAATATCTCTTAAAGGATTTAATTGAAAGAGATCTTTGGAATGATGATCTCAAACAAAAAATCATAGCTCGTAATGGATCTGTTCAAGATATAGAAGAAATTCCTCAAGATATTCAAAATCTCTATAAGACTGCATGGGAACTCAAACAACGTACATTAATTGACATGGCAGCAGCAAGAGGCGCATTCATTTGTCAAAGTCAAAGTCTTAATTTATTTGTAGCAGATCCTTCTTATGCCAAGTTAACAAGTATGCACTTTTACGGATGGAAGAAAGGTCTCAAAACAGGTTGTTATTACCTTCGTACAAAGGCTGCAGTAATGGCACAAAAGTTTACAGTAGATCCTAAATTTCTTACACAGGTTGAAACAAAACAACAAGAAGAACCTCCATCAGAAAAAAAAGTTGAAACAAAGGCTGAAAAGCTTGAACGTTTAGCAAGAGAATATGAAGAATCTGTAAAAGAAGCAAAAGAAGCTGCTGAAAAAGGTGAAGGATGTTTAATGTGCAGCGGCTAAAGCTCAATAAGAATGATCATTACTAAATAGGGATGCATGATCATCATCATGATGGTATAAGCAGAGGTAAAGTTTTACGACAAATTGATGGAGTTACAAATTACGTAGCCGAACATGCAACAGAAATTCCAGGAAAAATATATGAAGCAATAAATAATTTTAGTGAAGTGGCTCTTTCTTATTTAAAAAATCCAGCATTTGATACCGAATTAGTTACAGCAGGTGGATGGTCTGCAGAACAAGCTTCCGCTTTAACAGAACTTTTACCTTATGCTTCTGCTATGGCTGGTGGTGGTGACGGTATAGAGGGAGAACTCAAAAAGGGTGCAAATACATCAGTTTTTCAATACAAACCCGAGCTTCCATCTTTTAGTATAGACGATGCAGTAGAAAAAGTTCAAAATCAATTACATTGGCTTGATGAAGAAAATAAAAAACTTGCAGCAACTATTGGTGCAGTAGCATTTGTAAAAGGGCCTTCAACCGATCCTTATAAGAATTATCAAATAGGTCCTTATCCACCTTATTTACCAGTACAAGTTCCAGTTTCTCCTAATGCTGTCTTGCTTATTATAAATTCAGTTCTAGAAGCTTGTAGGCTTCTTGTAAGTAACAACCTTTTTGATGTAGCCACTTTGAGAAAAATTCTATCTTTTGTGTTAGCCATTTTTGATGTTTTAAGAGGCGAGTGGAGAAGTGGTGTTTTATCTTTTTTGGGTGTTTTTGGTCAGTCATGGATGTTTACAGGAATGATATTGAAATCTGCGAGATTAGTTTACAGTTTTATCAGTCCAGATATTCAACAGGATCTTGAATCTGATATTTACAAGGCATCCAAATCAATGATTATAGGGTTTTTTCTTTGGATGGTTACAATTGTTAGCCCTGCCTATGTAAGAGAAAGGGTTAATAATTTAATGGATTCTGTAAAGGCAACAGTTGAACAGGTTAACCAACAAATAGATCAGTTGGAACCAGAAGTTCAGGCAGTGGCTGAAAAAATGGGAGCAACTGTAAAATTTCCTAGAATTCCTTTGCAGCAAATTCCAAGCTTTGATGATTTACAGAATTTACAGATTCTTTTACGTCAGCCGCTGTTTTACTGTAATGATGCTGTAAAACCACAAATACAGTCTATGGCTGAAATAGCTCCATTGCGACTCTTTTTTGAACTTTTGAGTATTCCTTATGAAGCTGAAAAAATTGCTGAAAAATGTAAGGATGTTCCTTCTGATCCTGTACAAGCAATTACAAAGACTTTGGAGCCAACTATTATACCTCCTACACCCCCATCAACAGCAGTACCACCTCCACCAGTGCCAGCACAAATACCTTCCGTTCCTTACCAAAAAGGTGGAAGAAAAACTAGAAAAGCAGTAAAAAATTCAAAATCCAGAAAAACTCGTAAGTCTAATTAGATTTGTCTTCCTCTATTTTAACACCAACAATTCCGTGTAAAAATTCTAAGAGTGGTCTAGGAAATCCCCAGAAGCAACCAGGTTTAGTTTCTGGCATTCTACGACTTGAAAGATTTGTTCCATGACTAAGTGCAACAATAAGTTGTTGTGGAGGCATTTCTACAACTTGACTTTCACGCCCTTTTAAAAATCCTTCTCCTTCTGCAACATCAGTTTCAGGAAATTTTCTTTTTTCCCAAAATTGTTTAGTAAAAACCATAGAAGCTTCACTACATCTTTCACCCAAAGAAAGTGTAAAAGGTGGTACGTTGACTGCACTTGTTCCTTTGAGTAAATCATACATTGCTATCGTTGTGCATGTTGCACATTCATAACGCTTGCGACTTTTTAAAAGATATGCCACACGTCTACGAAAGCTTGTGGAAGGATAATGATCATCATCATCCATCATAACAATAATATTATGTTTTGCCTTTTCTACAGCCATATTTCTTTTTTCACCAATAGAAGTTTTCTTTAAAAGTGGAATGTAAGATATTTCACCTGGTGCAAATTTTTCAGAAAACTGAATAACCTTATTACTTGGACTGGATTCTGGATCTGAATCATCTACAACAATCCATTCTATTTTATCACGAGGATAGTCTGAACTTAAAAGATTGAGACAAGCATTTTCAATAAATTTTGGACGATTATGAACAAGTGTTACGATACTTATTGGAGGACAGTCTTGAATATTTAAAAGAGGTGGCATATGTTTTGGCACAGGTTCTCTGTATTCTATTGCTTCACTGCATTCTTTTAACATTTCCTGTATTTTTTCAGATTCAACTGTATTCTTTTTCATAGAAATACAGTGGCGAAATCCAGATTCAGCTAATTCAGAATCAATTACAGCAACATCAAAAGAGTCAACATAGCCTTTCCAGCTTTCTGTTTTCCAGTTTTCAGTATCAATAAAAATACAGTTTGATTTTGCCCAAGAAAACCAGACCGCATAGGGTGTTTCAAAATGAATACAGATGTCACAAACTATTGGAGGTTCACGAACATCCATAACTTTTACAGGTGCAATACGAATTTCACATGATCTTCCAATAGAAGGAAGTTTGTCAGCAAGCTCTTTTGTAAGAGTAAATTGTCTCTTATCGCTCTTGTCACAGACAATTGTTAATAATAGTGCACCCGGCATTTATTTATCTAATCAAGCGTATGTTTAAGTAGAGAGGGATGACAGCAGAGTCTGTTCGTCACACCCCATTTGCGTCTTGGAAAGATCCAGACGCTTGGATGGA